TGCTGGGCGACGGCTCGAGCAAGGCCGGTGCAGACAAGTTGGACAAATTTCGCGTGAACCTGCGCAAGCACAAGGGCCAAAATCTGGCCAAGGGCAGATTTAGCGTAAACGCTAAAGCGCCCGAGAAGTATCTATCTGGAGGACATACGTAATGGCCCTTATTAGCACTACCGCACCTACGGGCGCGTCGGGCGGCACAACGACCACCGCGCTGCCAGATTGGTACACGAATTATGCAAAGCAGATTGTGGCCAATCAGCAGGCTGTATCCGCAACGCCGTACACGACGTATCAGGGTCCGCGCGTGGCCGCCTTCTCGCCCACCACGCAAGCGGGCTTTGATCAGACTAAAACTGCCGCCACGGCGTACAAGCCCGGTTTGGACTACGCCACGTCCCTCACTAAGGATCAGGCTGGTCGCTCAATGCTGGGCGCGGCTCAACCCTATTTCAACGAAGCCAACAAGTCCTCTACGGCCAACATCGGCGAGTACATGAACCCGTACACCAACAGCGTTGTCAATCGCATCGGTGACGTGGGCGCGCGCACGCTTTTTGAAAAAATCTTGCCCGGCATCTCAGATCGCATGATCGGCGCGGGCGGCTTTGGCGGCACGCGTCAGGCGGAGCTTACGGGTCGCGGCATCCGCGAGGCGATGGAGGGCATTACCGCCGAGCAGGCTAGCGCACTGTCTAGCGGCTATAGCGAAGCGCTAGGCGCAAGCGCCACCGATCTGGCACGTCGCGCGGCTTTGGGGACGTCCACCGCAGACATTTACGGTCGCGACACCGCCAACGCCTTGACAGTCGCCGATAAGATGGCTGACTACGCTGGCAAGGCGCAGGACTACGGCCTGACAGGTGCTGCCGCCACGCGCGGTGTGGGTGCCACAGAGGAAGCCAAGACCAAAGAGAATTACGACGTTGCCTACGCCGACTTCCTGCGCCAACAGGGTTACACACAAGAGCAGATCGACACGCAACTCAAAACTCTTTCGGCTGCCAAAACCATGATCCCCACCGGCGAAATAAAAGAGGGCTACGAGCCTCTTGGGGGCAGTGGCACGCCTGCTACAAAGACATCGGGCTTGCAGGACGCCGCAACCACGATAGCAGCACTAAAGGATATCAAAAAACTATTAGGATTGGGCGGGTAAGATCATGGACCCCGAAACGCAAGACGGCGCTCTTAGCGCGCTGACAGGACAAGACGTAGGCGGGTACGATATCTCGCCGCCCACAGACACTGGGTCGCTAGGCGGCCTGTCTATGGCCGAGTACCTGAAGCGCGAGGACGAGGACAAGGCCGCGCGTGAGGCAGAGCTTGCCGCACGCAAGCAGAACTTCGACGCCTATGCGCAGGCCTTGCGCGAGGCTCGTGCAGGCCCCACGAAGGAGGAGCGCATTATCCAAGCGCTGTACGCCTTCGGCGCTCCCGTGCCTAAGCAGGGCGGTAACTTCTTCACGGCTCTGGGTAATGCGGGCAAGTCCTTGCAGGCCACTGGCCGAGAAGGTGCCGATGCCGACGCGGCCATGAAGCTGAAGCTGGCAGAGCTAGGCTTGCAGGAAAGCTCTGCGGTAAACGCGCTGAACGAGAAGTACCGCACGGCTGGTGCCGCAAACCGCCGCGCGCTAGTGCTCGCAGGCAACAAGACACAAGCTGCGTACCCGATTTACAATAGAATTGAGTTTAGGCGCGTGTTTGGTCGAGAGCTGCCCACCGGCATCGAAAGCGTGCAGGTGGATGTAAACGGCAAGATTATTCAAACCTTTGAAACCGCGCCTATGGAAACTACGACCGTTGAAGGTAAAGGTACGTATCAGCGCCCGAAGGGTTCGTCCGGATCGTATGAGCCTGTGCCCGGTTTGCCTTTACCCGAGGCCGAACCTCCTAAGTTGCCTGCCGCTGTGGAGGCTAAAGAGGGCGAGAACGTAACCGCTATTCAAACTTTGGCCAACCAAAACGCTACTTTACAAACACTAAACGACAACATCTCGTCAGGTAAACTTAATTTAAGTTTGTTAGGTAATGCAGCGGCCACGGCTCGGGGCGTGGTAGGTACGGGCGGCGAGGAGTATGCTAATCTTGTAGATTTACAAACTACTCTTGAAAAATTACGCAGCGATAGCCTTAAACTTGCAAAAGGTGTTCAAACTGAAGGCGATGCACAGCGTGAGTGGAGTACGTTGTTTGGCAGTCTTTCTGATGAAAAAGCTATGATGCGAAGTTTGGCTAGAATTGCCAGAATAAACGCAGCCAATATAGAACTTTACGGAAAACAAGTGCAGCGCGCCCGCGCTAATTATGGTCGCGAGCCGCTAGACCTTACAGGATACCAAACGGGCGCATCCGCTGTGGGTGCTGGAGCTACCCAAACGAAAACTATAAAAGGCGTCACGTACTACAACGACGGCAAGGGCTGGTACCATAAATGACACCTGTAACCGATCCCGATCTCTTAGCGCAACTGAACGCGGATGACGGCGGTGCTGAAGGCACCGAAGTCACCGATCCCGCCATACTCGCGCAACTTAATGCGGAAGACGCACCCATCTCGCCGCGAGATGCGGCCAAGCTTCGCGCAACGAACATCGCACGCGCCATCGCGGGCGGTGCGACTATGCAGTTCGCGGACGAGGGCGAGGCTGGCGTGCGCGCGGCCATCACCGGCGAGAACTACAAGGACGTCCTTGACCGCATTCGCAAGGAATACGCTCGGTATCACGGGGAGCATCCCGGCGAGGCTACAGGTCTGGAGCTGGCCAGCGGCATCGGCAGCGCGTTCATACCCGGCATCGGCTTGGGCAGCAAGACCGTGCAGGGCATTACCGGCCTTAGCAAGATCGCCAATCCAATTCTGCGCGCGGGTGCCTCTGGTGCAATCGAGGGCGGCCTGACCGCGCTGGGTTCTGCCGAAGACAAGTTCAGCGATCTGGCCGATACGGCTGGCAAGGTCGTCGGCGGTGCGCTTCTCGGTGGCGGACTGGGCGCGGGTCTGTCTGCCATACCGGGCGTTGCTAGGGGCGCGCTTAATATCTTTAACCGCCCGCCCACCGAGGCGGCGGCACGGCGCAAGGCTATGGACATCGTCGCGCAGGCTATGGAGCGCGACCGCATGGGTCCGTTCGACATTTACGCGCGCAGTACAGGCGCGCACGCAACAGACGTGCCCACGAACTTGTCCGACCTCGGCGGGCCTAATATGTCTAAACTTACTGAAACCGTATTGGGGCAGCCATCTGAGCACGGCGGCATGTTAACCAGAGAGCTAGCGGCCTTACAGCAGGGCGCTCGAGGGCGCGTAGAACAGCGCGTGAGCGAGGGCGTGGCACAAGGTGCCGATTACGACGTGGCGCGTAGAGGAGTTGTACAGAGCCTGCGCGACACGTTTGAAAATGCGTATCGCCCCGCCTACGCCGTCGGCGTCGTAAACGACCCGCTCATCAACCGCCTGATCAACGCAGAGTCCGTCGCGCCGTACTGGGGCGACGTTATGCGAACGGTACGCGCGCAGGCCGATAACTTAGGCGTTAGGGTAGAAGACCTGATGCCTATGAAATTCGAAGCCATGCGCGACGCGGGCGGTAATATTCTTATGGACGCGGCCACCGGCGCGCCAATGCTACGCCCTACGGGCGAAAGCGCGCCCACGGTCGAGGCGCTCGATATGCTCAAAAAAGCTATGGACGAGGGCATTGACACACGTTTCCGTGCAGGCGGCGTATCACCATCGCAAGCCGATGCGTTGCGAGGCATTCGCAATCAGGTTGTAAGCACGCTAGATAATATTGTTCCCGAGTATGGGGCCGCGCGTAGGGCCTACGCCGGTGACGCCGAAGTGCGCACGGCCTACGACATCGGTATGGGCGTGAGCATGCCAAAGGGCGCGGTGTCAATTGAGCGCATGCGCCCGCAGCAGTTAGCTCATTTCTTGACAGACATGTCCGCCGCAGAGCAAGAAGCCCTGCGCGTCGGTTACGGAAATAAACTTATGGACGACCTGACCAAGTCCGCGCGCAACCAAGACTGGGCGGGCAACATTATTGAAAACCCGCAGCGCGCCGAAAAACTAAGGCTCATGTACCCCGATCCCGATGAGTACGCGCTGTTTGAGCAGGCCCTGCGCCGCGAGAGCAGGCTGTATCAGAACCGTGGCAAGGTGCTGGGCGGTGCGGCAACGGCAGGTCGCTTGGCTGCCAAAGCCGATTTCGACAGCGCCATAGACAACGGCAACTGGCAGGACGTGGCCAGCATGATCGTCAGCGGCAAGTCTGGCAATATCTTGGGCGCGGCGCAGGCCGTCATGCGCATGATGCGGGGCCAGAACTACGGCACCGAAGTCTATAATCAAGTTGCCAGACTGCTGCGCAATGGCACGCCCGAAGAGATTGCCGAGACGCTGCGGCGCATGAGCATCAGCAGCACAGAGCGCGCCGCTCGCACGATTAGGAACGAGGGCATTACCCGCAACGTGGCCACTGGCGCTGCGGGCGCACTGGCTACCACACCGCCCAGCAGCGGCGAAGAGCCAGCCTTCCCTAAGTTAACTGGCTTAGGTGTGGAGGGCGCGTCTATTGGCGATACGCTGGCCGCAGGAGCGCCAGAGACGTCGGACTTGACCGAGCGGCAAATTCAAGTCGAAAGCGGCGGCAACCCGAACGCCGTCAGCCCCAAAGGCGCTAAAGGTTTAATGCAGCTCATGCCCGGTACGCAGAGCAATCCCGGCTTCGGCGTCGAACCTGCTCGCGATAACAGCACGGCAGAAAATGTGCGCGTGGGTCAGGACTACATGAAGGCGTTTACAGCTAAATACGGCAACCCTGTAACCGCCGCTATCGCATACAATATGGGACCGGGCGCGACTGATGAGTGGTTAGCCGAAGGGGCCGATCCTAAAAAGCTACCCCGCGAAACTCGCGAGTACATAAAAAAACTTTTTGGTAGCGTCACAAACCTTACCCGTACCTTTACTGACACGGAGGGCAATCTGCACGGCTATGATAAGTATGGTAATAGCTTTGTAGGTAGGCCCTCTGAGTAAGGACCAATCATGGCTCGCAAACCCTCTATACTATCGGTCTATAAGCCTACGTTGCGCGAAAAACTCGCCATACTCGGCGAGAAGGGCTACACCGCATTAACCGGAAACGAACCCGGCTATGAGGCTCGTGACCTGATTAACCGCTACACGGGTCTGGCTGACCTGTTGGACGTGCCCGGTATCGCGCTATCGGCGTCAGACGCCGCACGCAGTATAGGTACGCGCCAGTACCCGCAGGCCGTTGCCGACGTGGCTGGTATGGCGTTAGGTGCTATTCCGATTGCCGGTCCCGCGCTTAAAGGCGCGGGCAAGAAGGTCGTAAAAAAAGGCGCGGAAGCGGCGGCTAGAACTGCCGAAGACCTTGCGAGCAAGTACCTTACTGAAGAGGGTGGCAGGCAGCGTCCATACCTGCCCGCAGGCCACTTCCGCCGAGAAGAAAACCTAGCCAAGCATATGGAGGGCAGCGCTACGCCGCCGGTCCTGTACCACGGCACGGTAGTCCACCCTGATCAAGTATTTGGTAACATTACGTCGTTTGATCCTAAATACGCTACAAAAACTCTTGGAAGACGTGAAGGTATGGATCAAATTGGTTCATGGTTTTCGGAAACTCCTGCTGGATCGAGGGACGCGGTTCCCGGTGCGGGTTTGTATTCTGGAGGCGAAGGTGTGCTTTATCCTGTTCATGCCAGCATTAAAAATCCGTGGAGACCTAGCAATTTCGATGAATTTTTAGATGCCATGCATATCGCGGCGGGCCGAGACCCTAAAATTCAAAACCCAAGAGGCGTAGGGTCTATTGATGAGTTACGTAAAAAACTGATTGATGAAGGCTACGACGGCATTTACTTCTCTCAAAACTTGGATCATCCCGATCAGCCTCCAACTTGGGTTGCCCTGCACCCCGAACGGCAAGTCAAATCCGCCATAGGCAATCGCGGCACGTTTGACCCCAACGAGCCTGACATCACTAAGGCACGTGGCGGTGTAGTTAACGCTTCGGATTTACGTTATAAGTACGGCATTGAGTAAGGACCAATCATGGCTCGCAAACCAAACCCCGCGCTGGCAAACATTGCTAGGTTCAAGGCCAACATCGCCGCGCGCGATAAAAACCGTCTGGCCGTGAGGCCGCAAGCTGGCCCCGACCCCTTCGCGAATATCGGCGAACTCGGCGCAGGCGCACTCCGCGTCGGCAGGAACGTGGCTGATTACGCGGTGCGCAGCTCACCTCAGCAGGTGGGCAGCGACGCCGTGCGCATGGCCAAGAACGTGTACGATGCTGTTGCCGCCGACCCTGTAAAATTCGGACTTGAAAGTCTCGTAGACGGCCCTGTTGAATTGGTCAATTTCGTACAAGCCCGTGACGACGCCAAGAACTTGCGCGCCGCAGGTAATCCTGCCGCCGCCAAGAAGCTAGAAGAGCAGGCAGCCACCATGCTGCTGATGGCCATACCTGTCGTGGGTGCCGCCGGTAAGGCCGCCGGTAAGGTGAAGAGCGCTTTATCCGAAGGTGAGCGCTTGGCTGCTAAGGGTACGTCTTTGGCTGTTAAGGGCGCAGAAGATGTGGCTACTACAGGTGCCGAAACTGCTGTTTCAGCAACCAAAAAAGGCGCTAAGAGTTTAGCGGTAAAGCCTCCTAAGAAACCCGCCGCTCAAACTGGTATTTTGGCCACACCCGATCTGCGTGTCATGAAAACCGCTGAAGCTGTGGCGGCCACAGAAGGTGATCCGCATATCATTTCGGGCGCAAACGGCTACGTGGGCGCGCCAGCGGGCGTGTCTACGCCCGAAGACCTAGCGGTCATGCGCGGCAATTTTGACAAAGATGTTGCTTTGGGCGCTGAAGGCTCGAACTGGTACGACCGTGCGCGCGATTTCAATACTCTGATCGCAGGGCCAAATCCCACTAGGCAGCGTTTGGCTGCGCAGGAAGAAGCGCTGTTTTCAGCTCAGGCCGCTCCTGACAGTAATTTTGGTACCATGCTAAACGCGCACAACGCATACGAGGCTGGTAAGCCTTTGGACATAGCGCGCACTGGGCAGCAGGCGGAAACATATCGCAAGGGCCGCGATGCCATGTCGCCTGTTGTTGGTGATATGGGCCACAATGGCGGGCCACCTCTTGACGATATTATGCCCGAAATTTCGTTAGGCCCTAAAACTGGCATCTATGGCAAGCACCTAGACCCAACGTCGCCCTTTGCCACGACTGGCACTAACGACATTTGGCACGCGCGCGGTTTTGGATACACCAACACTGGCGGCGAACAATTCTCCAGAGCGCTTACTCCGCAAGAACACCGTTTCTTGGACTATGAAACCATGAAAGCGGTCAAGCGTGCCAATGATCAGCAGCTAGGTGGACGCACCAACTGGACCGCCGCAGAAATTCAAGCAGCGCCTTGGGTAGCTGGTAAAGGTCGCGCTCTGGCCACAACTAAATTCCACAGCAAGGAAGCTCGAGACGCCGCCAAAGCCGCAGGCGTTGAGCTGCCTCTAACCGATGAGCAGATGGCTTGGGGTGTGGATCAGGCCTCAAAGACGTATCCAGATTACGGAGACAAGTACACCGCGTTCGCAACTTATGAAACGACACCGGGTCCTAATACCGGACACCTAACCGGCATAACCGATATGCCATACGATGTCCGCGAAAAATACGCACAAGACCCTCGCTCAACATGGGCCAAGGATGATCGCGATATTCTTTATGATGCATTGGGCATGTACCAATTGCCTACACAAGAAGCGTTGGGCGCTTTCAAACCTGCGGGTTCTACCGTAACGGAATTCAATCCTCTGCGCGTGGCACGCCCCCTTGTGGGTATGGCTGAAGGTGATCTTGCGCCCGCATCGCGAGCCTTGATGAACTCGGCCGAAGCCTTGCGCGGAGCGGTATCAGGTCAAGAAGCATCCGCATGGCACAAGCCGATACTAAACGCTGATACCAGCGAACTTGGTTCGATATCGGCACCCACCGCTGGAAAGCTAACCGAAGCGCAATACAACGCTCTAACCGCTCTTGGCGCAAAACACGGTTTGCCAGACGTTATTGATACGGGTCAGGGCGCTACACTAACCGCGTTTTATCCAAACAACCCTCCTACCGGCACGGCAACTGGCGCGGCCCTAAAGAAAGGCTTGGCCTCTGATATTAGAAACATTTTGCCAGACAGCAATCCTGCTCGTGCCAAAGTCGTTTCAGACTATTTGGATTACGCTGACGAATGGAAAAAGGGCGCGGGTTCTGGCGCAGTAACTTCAAAGATGCTGGACTACCTAAACGATCCAGAAGCACCGTCTGCTTTGGCAAAATTGGACACGCCAGAAATTCGCGCGCATGCTTTGGGCGAGATGCAGCGCGATGCTGAGTTTGCACAGCGCACCGGCGTGCCCGTCCGCGAAGACCTACAGAACATGCGTAGGATCATCGCGGAACGGGGCGTAGGTGCCTTGAGAGACGCCCTTAGCAAGGGTGAGTTTCTTCCGGCTTTGGCGGCAACTCTTGGTCTTGGTGCGGCTGTGGGTTCGGCAAACTCCGACGATAATTCGGGCTTGTAATCACAGCTACGCCGCAAAGACTGCGGTATATCTCTAGCTCTTCATCTTCGCTATACGGCGGCTCCCTATAGGGGCTGCCGTATACGTCGTACTTTAAAACCATTGTCTTAGCTCCTTTTTAAAAAAGCCAAGCTAGCGCACTAAAGCTGTGCTTGCAAACGCTTTTCTATCTCGCGCTGGATATACCACCTCGCTTTGCGCAGGTCCTCAATGGCGTCGTCCTTCAGATCGGCGCGCCAGATGTACTTGACAGCGTTGCCAAGACAGAAACCCATATGCTCGGTAATTTTTATGCACTCGATGCCGCTGGGGTGGCCGGTGTAGTGGGGCGGGTTGTTAACTGGGTCGTGCATGTCTACCTCCGTTTTAAGGCGTCTAGCAGGATGTCCTGCACTGATCGTTTGGATGTGAGGCGCTCGAGGATCAAGTCGTCCACCGTGCCCTCGGCCATAATGTAGTGTATGAACACGGGGCGCTTTAGCCCAGCCTGCGCCTGACGCATCGGCCCGACGCGCTCGATGATCTGCATGTGCTCTTCTAAGTTCCAGTTCAACGAGAAGAAGGCAAGAATGTTTCCGCCTTCGGCGAGATTAAGCCCGTGACCTGCCGATGCAGGGTGAGCGAAGAGAACCGGTATCTGCCCCGCATTCCAATCCCGAATTGTCGCAGGGTCAGCGTCCAGCGCCCTGCCCGCAGGGATAGCCTTTTGTAGCCGGGCAAGGTCACTCTTGAAATGGTAGGCCACCAAGACCGGCGCACCGTTGGCCTCTTCGATAACACTCTTGAGCGCGTCAATCTTTTCGTCATGCACCACCTCGTAGGTTTGCTTGTCGTCAATATAGGCCGCGCCGTTGGCCAGCTGTAAACACTTCATTGTGCGCGCGGCGGCGTTGAGCGCCTCGACACCGTGCCCGTCCAGCTCCGTGAACATGTCGCGCTCCATCTCGACATACTGCGCGCGAGCCTTGGCTGGCAGGTTCACGTAAATGCGATTGTGGATCGGCTCGTCCACTGGCAAGCCAGACACTGTCAGACACACGTCAGACAGGCGGCTCTCGATCTCCTCCTGAGCGTTAGGCAGAGCCGTCAAGCTGTACCCGTCGTAACCAGTCTGGAACCAGCGCTGCTCGAACGCGCTGTACGTGCGCCCCAGCCGGTGCCCTTGATCCAAAAACCACGTCTGGCCCCACAAGTCCTTCAAGCCGTTCGGGGACGGCGTGCCGGTCAGACCGATAAAGCGATTGACCTTTGAGAATGCCACCTTGCCCAACGCGCCCGCGCGCTTGGAACCCTGACGTATCCGAAAACTCTTCAGGCGCGTCAGCTCGTCCGCGACCACAGTCGTGTACGGCCACGCGCCCTTTAGCTCGGTCGTGAGCCACACGAGGTTATCATAATTGGTAACGTACACGTCGGCCTGCACGGCCATTGCCGCCGCGCGCTCTTTGGCGTTGCCGGTGATCACGCTGACTTTTAGGTGCGACAGGTGATCCCATTTTTTAATCTCGTCAGGCCACGTCACGCGCGCCACACGCAGAGGTGCCAGCACGAGGGCGGGGAATACGTCCTCGGTGTGGCTCAAATTGTCCAGCGCTGTCAGGGTTGACACGGTCTTGCCGGTGCCCATCCCAGCCCACACGGCGCAGCGCTTGGTCTGCTGTATGAACTCGATAATGTCGAGCTGGTACGCGTGCGGGGTGAAGGCGCGGCTCATGATAGCATCTCGATGATAAAGGCATCCACGCCCTCGTGGGTGTCAATGACGTACACGCTAAAGCCGCCTACGCGTAATTTTGCGTGCTCGCGCTTTTGCCCCGCCGTGGCCTTGCCGCCGGGCCGCTTCAGCTCAACGAACGCAAACACTGGGCCGCGCCACCACACAAAGCGGTCGGGCGCACCGCGCCGACCCAGCCACGCCAGTTTACGCACCTCACCACCGGTTTCGGTAACGCGCTTTTTGAGATACGCCTCGATCCTGCCTTCGGGTGTCATCAGTCTTTCCTGTATCGCTGCGTCGTAAATCCGGCTGCGGCCAGAGGCAGGCCCAGTGCCCACTGCGGGCCGCTGGCCATTATGCCCGCCAAGCCCTCGTGATTGTACTCAACGCTGTCAGGCGTCTCCGTGATCAACTCGTCGTGCACGTGCAGGCACACCTTATACCCCGCTGCCTCGGCTGCGCGCATGCCGTACGCAAACACGTCGCGGCTCACGGCCTGCACAATATTCTCGACCAGCTTGCCGCCGTAGGTCTGCAACGGCTCCCACTTCCTCGTGTACTGGTTCGTGCCCGAGTAGTGTATCTTATCGTCATCTATGTACGGGTTGGGGTAGCACAGGTACCGACCGGACGGCAGGCGTATGCGCAGCCAAGCCTTGTCGCGTCGCACGCTTATGCCCCGAACATGAAACGTGGCACCCAGCCCGCCCTCGCGGATGGCGCGGTGCACGGCGGCGTCCATGTCGTACCAGAACCTGACGATGGCGGGGTGCGCCTTACGCCACGCCTTCACAATGCCGAGTATTTCGTTTTCTGGCAGGTCAATCCCGTAGGCACCGGCCATGACGCTAAACGCGCCGATTGAACCCTGATAGCCAAGCGCCAGTTCCTGCACCTTGCCGATCTGGCGCATCATGCCGTCGCCGCTCTTCTTGTTCTCCAACACGGCCTCTGGCGTCACATTAAACGAGCGGCTGTAGGCTAGGACGTACAAGTCGTAACCCACGCCCTTATCGAAATCGGCAAAGGCCTTTACCTTCCACGTCTCGCCAGCCAACCACGCCAGCACGCGCCCCTCAATGTTGGACAGGTCGGCGATGACCAGCTTGTGCCCCTCGGACGCGATCAGGCAGCCGCGTATGGCGGACGTGCATAACTCCATAACATTGTCGGACACAAGGTCTTCGGCATTGGCCTTCATGGCCGCAATCCCCGCCTCAATGACGTCGTTCTTGAGCGTCGGTCTAGGCAGGTTCTGGGGCTGGAATAGCCGACCGCCCCAACGTCCCGTGCGTGTCGCGCCGCAAAACTGTAACGTGCCGCGCAGGCGACCGTCGCTGGACGTGCCATTAAGCAGCACCTTGTACTTGGCTGGGGACGTGGCCGAGGCCTGACGTCGTATGTCCAGTAGCTCGCGCACCTGCGGCGTGATCAAGTCATTTTTTAGGTGCGTGGATACGGTGCCCTTGGTCATGTCCAGAGGTACGAAATCATGCTCGCGCTCAAGGTACTCAAGGAGCTTGCCGCGCTGCGTGAGGCTGGGCACCTGCCCCTCGGTCAATATGTTGGCGCGCTGCGCCAGCGTCTTGTACGCGCGATCTGAGGCGCGCAGGGCCGCGCGCGCTAGGTCCAGATCGACCGCGA